CTATCGTAGAGAGACCCCCAGGCGGATTTCCCCCGTCTGGGGGTCTCTTTCGTATTCTATGCGGGAGACGATGGACTTCACCATGTCATTCACCTCTTTGGCGCGGCCCTCGTAGTTTCGCAGCGAGTCCACTACCTCGCGGAGGGCCACGACGCGCGCCAGGGCCTCGCCATGGTCGTCTGCGGCCTCAGCCTCGGCCTGGGCCAGTTGAGCCTCTAGGGAGGCCCTGCGGCCGTCTGCGAGCACCTTGCGCGACGCGAACTCCGCATCGGTGATTATTCCGCGCTCGACGAGCCTGAAGAGGTTGTCACGGGCCGCGTCCTCCTCGGCCAGCGAGCGGCGCAGCGACTTGGCTACTTGCCGCGCGGCCTCGACCTTCTGCCCGTCGTCGGCGTCGATGGCCACCTCTATGTCCCTCGTCACGGACAGCAGCGCGTCCACCGCCAGATCCACGACGTCACGCATGACGGCTCCCTGCATATGGCACTCGTAGCGGTTCGACTGCGGGTGCGTGTACCACTCCGTCTTGCCCCGGCCGTCGCCCCTGCGCTCCCCGGGGAATATGGAGCGAGCCATGGCCCGCCCGCAGCCCTTGCACACGAGCACCCCGGCGAGCGGGTTGCGCAGCGGCTTTCCCGTGTGCTCGGACGTGCCTCCGTGCGCGTCGAGCTGGCGGTTGGCGGCATAGAACAACTCGTCGGTGATGAGTCCCGCGCCTCGATGCAGTCCCTCGGCCAGGATCCTCTCGTCGTCCTTCGGGACGCCCCGCACCTTGCGCCGGTTCATCTCCTCGTCGAACTGCACCCGCGTCTTTCGCTGGTTCCAGCGCACGTAGCCGATATTCACGGGGTTTCTGATGATGCTGGTGATGGTTTTCGCGTCCCAGTGTTTGCCGCGCGGGGTAGGGAATCCCTGGCGGTTGAGGTCGTCGGCCATGCCCTTCGGGGCGCGCGCCCAGGACGCTATGTCGGTGTACATCTGGAAAAGCCGCTCGTGGTGCTCGCCGGGGCGCAGGGTCTTCATGTGGTCGACGGTGCACTTCTCCCAACCGAAGGGCGCTATGGATCCGAGGTACTCGCCGCGCCGAGTGCGGTTCTCCTTTCCGGCGATGAGGCGCTTCTTAATCCAGCCAAGCTCCACCCGCCCCATCATCAGGTTCATCTCCACGGCGTTGCTGTCGTAGTCGTCGGCCAGATCGAAGATCTTCCCCGGCGTGATGATGATGGTTCGCGAGTACTTGAAGGCGTTCATGATGACGCCCTGGTCTATCATGTCGCCACGGCTGATGCGCTGGATGTCGTAGGCGAGGACGCCGTCCCACTCTCCGCGCATGACCTCGTGCACGAGCTGCACGGTCTCGGGCCTCTCGTCCAGGCGGTCGCCGGAGACCAGCTCGCGGTAGACCTTGGAGATCTTGATGCCGAGATTCGAGGCGAGGAGGCGGAGCGCATCCTCGTGCAATGCCAGAGTCTCCATCTGGCCCCGCGCCTCGGCCTCAACGTCCTCGCGGGATTTTCTGAGTAGCATGGCGTAACGCCCGTCGGGCTTGATCGTGCCCATGGTATAATTCGACCCACCTTCCGCTCGTCGGTTGGTAACTTTTGCTTGAGCCTCGCGCATATGGGTTGCCGCCCGCGCGGGGCTTTCTTCTTACAGTCCGGCCATCACGGCCGCCTCGGTCATCTTCACGGCCACTGCCTTGAACACCGAGAACGACGCGTCGCCCGTGGCCTTCGCCACCCGCGACTTAACCTTCTGCCAGATGGTGTCCGACTCTACCGTCGCGAGGAAGTCGTTGCCCTCCCATGTCAGCTCGCTCGCCACTGCGAAGTACGGGGCGTCGCCGGCGTAGGTGACCGTCGCCTTTATGAGGCCCGCCTCGTCCATGATGCGGAAGTGGTAGCACACCTCCTCGAACGTCGTGCCCTCGGTGACGAACGCCGACGCCTTGAGCGGGCCGCCGGCCTCGGCCATGTCCTTCAGGATCCGACGAACCAAGTCCATATCTCTTCTCATTGCTCACCTCCCGTTTTCCAGTCGGGCCATTCTATCATCTGGATGCGGCCGCCGCGCGCTCGATCCACCGCCTGAAACTGTCGCCGTCGGCCGTGCTGCGGAACTCCACTATCCGCGTGCCGCCGCCCTTCGCCAGGTCGTAGACCCTCGCCCGCGTCACACGCTTGCGCTGGCCGCCACGGACGTAGAAGTCCTTGTTCGCCCAGGCCTCGCCGAACTCGGCTCGCGGGTCATCGTAGGAGAACTCGACGCCGCCGCCGAAGCCGGCCCGCCTCAGTTCGAGCCGCCTGCGCGATGCCATGAGCACCAGAGGCTCGCCCCGGTTCCCGCGCACGAGCCATCGTCTGCTGAAGATTCCCATGGCCTGCCCTCCTATGCCGTGACGGCCTTCTTCGGCCGCCCAGCCTGAGGGGCCTCCTCCTTGCGGGCCTCGACGCTGCCGCGCGTCAGCCAGGTACGCCCGTCCATCTTGAACGTCTCGAGCTGCCCCGCCCTCACCATCTGGGAGACGCGTCCGGGCGTCACGCCCAGCTCGCGCGCGGCCGCCGCCGCCGTCATGCGGGGCACCGTCTCCTTGCCCGCGTCCACGGCCACGATGACGGTGCGCCCGCCCTCGCGCGGCTCGTTGCCGAAGGTGGCCTCCGGGAACTCAAGCCCGCGCATGGCGCGGTGCTCCATCTCGATCTTCAGCCAGTCGGCGGCCATCTCGCAGGCCTCCGCGAAGTCGGTGCCCTGGGTGCCGCCGTCCATGTCGAAGGGCAGGGCGACCATGACGCCCTCGTCCTCGAACACCTCGAACTCGTACACATGAAGCATGTCCTGCTCCTTTCCGATGCGGTGGGGGGCGGGGCTACTTCAGCCCCGCCTGCTTCTTCATCTCCTCGAAGAGCCTGTTCCCGATCTCGGTGTGGCGGCCCAGCGTCGTCCACCTTCCGTCCGGGTGAACCAGCCTGTCATGGTTGGTTCCCTTGACCAGAACGAAGCCCTCCTCCTTGAAGAACCTCACCACATCCTTTCGCTTTACCATCGGTTTTCCTTTCATCCGATGATGATATTATAAACTAAAGTTTAGCAATACGCAAGGGAAATCTAAATATAAGTTTAGTAAATGCCAGGAATCCCGTTATCAGCGTCACGATAGGGAGCCAAATGAACGCCGAGTTCCCGATGGCGTCGAGAATCCACGGCATCTGCACGCCCGCCAGCGACAGGAGCGCCAGAGGAAAACCAAGGATACTGCACAGGGTGCTGGCGACCGACAGCGGCTTGCTGTCTGCCAACTTCACCCATATGCGCCTTTTCGTAATCATCAGGCCATCTTCCTAGCTACGCAATCCCGGGAACGGAATTATCCTGCACGGCGGCCTCGGACGCGCGGAGGCTTTTCAGCTTCTGGAACTCCAACTGATCGAGGATCGCGCCCCTTCCCTCCTCGGGAAGCGACTCGAAGTCCTCCACGAGCCGGACGGTCTCTATTTCCATAACCGGCGCGGTATGTCGCTCTATGGCCGGGTCGTCTTTGAGTCCTGCGAGGTAGTCGAGGGATACGTTAAGCGCTTTAGCGATTCTCGCTGCGGTGGTTATCGTGGGGTCTTTTGTTTTGCCTTTCACGATGTAGGCGACCTGACTAGATGTTAATCCAGACGCTTTGCACAGGTCAATTTGCCGCCATCCGCGTGCGTTCATTACGAGGTTAAGCCGCTCGGTAAATATCATCACGAACCTCCTTCTAATCCTATAGTAAATTTTTCGACCAAAAAAATCAATATTTAAGTTGACAAAGTCGAAAGATCGACTATAGTACGTGTTGTTAAGTCGAAAGATCGACTAAACAAGTAGAAAGATCGAATCGAAGGAGCCCCGCAATGGAATGGACGATGATCACGGACGCGCGCCTCAAGGCCTACGCCTACGACGGAGACGGCAACGACTGGAGCATCTCCTTCGACGGCTACACCGATTGCGAGGCCCCGCTGGGCGGCGACGGCGTGGTGCTCACCCGCAACGACGAGCGTGTGGCCTCCGTTGACGTGGAGTACTTCGGAGACGACGCCGAGGCTGCTGGCTTCGACATGGACGCCGTTGTCTCCCTGGTGGTCGAGTCCCTAAAGACCATCGCCGAGGCGATGGCCTCCGGTACCTCGGCCGACGATGCCGAGCAGCGGGAGTCCGCCGGGCATGCGGACGGCGGCGTGGAGTTATCCATCAGCGAAAATGCGGCTTCCGGCCGCACGCACTTCAAGGGCAGCACGGCCGACGGGTACGCGTTCTATGGCATCGCGGATCCGCAGCCGTCCGAGGTTGGCATCCCCACCCCCGAGCGCCCCGACGGCTCGCGCGTGGTGAAACTCAACGTCTGCGCCCCCGACGGCGCGTGCGCCTACGACTACTGCCGCGCGCTGTTCATGCCGGCCGAGGACGATGCCGACCGCGAGGCCGTGACCGAGATCCTGGCTGCTCTTGATGCGGCGCTCTGCAGGGCGGGGGAGTAGGGCCGTGGGAGCGAAAGCAGCCTTCTACGTCGTCTGGTGGGTGAGCATCTTGCTCACTTTCACCCTGCTGGCTACGGGCAACGGCCGTGCGTCCGCGCTGTTTTCGGCGTTCAATCTTTTATGCGCGGGCATGGTAATCGGGTGGCATCTTGCAGGTAAGCGGAGGGGAGGTGATAACGATGCCAAGAATCGGTGAGACGGGGGAGTTCTACCGCCCCGTCATCGACGATGCGGTTCTCGCCTACACGGCTGTCCACCGCATCAACATGGACGACTTCGCCCGAGATGTGATGGGCATGGCTCCCGGGACGTTCTCGGCCAAGCGGCGCGGACTGCGCGAGTTCAGCCTTGGCGAGACCGCGAAGCTGGCCCGCATCACCGGCTTCTCGCTCGACGAGGCCGTGTGCCTCGGCGATGGCGGCGCGGCCTAGCCGCAAAAGCAGCGCAGGCACCTTGAGAACCGGATACGCGCACTGAACGGAAAGAGAGGAAACATGGAGCAGAGCAGCATAACCATCGATGCGGACGAGATCGCCGCCGTCTGCCTCGCAGAAGGGAGAGTCCCCATTGTCAAAGACAAAGAGTTTTCCGCTAGGCGTTTCATGCTCAAGCAGATGGCGTTCTTCGTAGCCAAGACGTTCATGGAGGGAAGCCGGGCCACCTTCCTGCGGAAGTGGTTAGCCTTGAAGATGGCCCGCCTGGTCGTGGAGGCGAGAGCCTAGAACTCGCCGTCCCCGTCCGTGTCTCCGGCCGCAGCGCTATCCAGAGCATCGTAGACCTTCGCTATGAGGTCTGCGACGTACTCAGGGTCAGGCTGTGCGCCCGACACCGCAGATGCCACTATGGCCGCTGTCATTCCCAGCACGTCGCCGTCGTTGAACTCCATGGGTCATCACCTCCCTTCGCAGATGATTCTATCAGGCGCTCCAGTGCGTGTATCCGGCTCTCAAGTAGCCGAGCGAAAGTTACCAACCATCAAGCGAAAGTTACCAACCAACAAGCGAAAAGGAGAAACGAAATGACCGAAGAGAAGAAATCGCCCGAGGGCCTGAACGTGATCATCGAGTCCGACGGGGACTGGCGCGAGGTCATCGGGGGTACCCTGTGCCTTGTCGCGGTCGTCGGCGACGACGGCACGAAGAGCTACGCCTACGGGGCTGTCAGCACGATTGGCGCCTACGCGGTCATCGACGCCGCGTCCCGCCAGATCGGGGCGGTTGCCGACAAAGCCGGAATCGGCGCGGATGCGGCGAAGGCCATCGCCTGCGACTGCATCGCAAAGCAGATGTGCGAGTCGAGATCCGAGCGCGCCGCCGGGCTCCCCGGCAACATCCTCGCCGGCATCGATCGGGAATGCGGCGGCTGCCCCGACTTCGCCTCAAAGGAATCGGCCGGTTCCTAATCGGCTTCCCGTCCGGCCCCTGCGGGGGCCGGCATCCACGGGGCGGCACCGGGCGCGCAACGACAGGCACTCGGACGCGCGCCTTGCAGGAATAGCGGCGGGTCAGCCGTGCCGCCCCGTGGATGCCGTTGGGCGTCCGAACCTTGAAAACCGAATGGCCGACTGCCGGGAACGCTGGCCGGAAAAGCGACCCCGGAGACGAACCTGCAAGCGAGAGGAGGCGTCATGACGCCATCCGATCCCGTTGCGTTCCCCGAGGGGACGCACGTGTACACAAGCGGCCTCGGCACAGTCACCGTGCACGTGCCGAGGCCTGTCACCGCATCGGACATCGCGCCGGCGGTGAGACGTTTCATCGAGAGGAGTGATGATTTTGGCGAAGCGCACATACCCGCGCCCGACGCGGCGAAGGCCGCCGCGTAGCCCCAACAAGGAAAGCGCGCCCCAACTGACCAAGGCGGGGGCGCGCGGCCTGAGGGAGTCCGTAAGGAAGAACAGCCCCAAGACATCCAGATATTACCACATTCCCCGCGAGCCGCGCATGAGCGCGGCCGACGTGGCTTTCGCCGCAGTCATTATCGCGGTCGTGCTCGCCTGCATCTGGGGACTCGCGGCCGCCCACGACATCGGCTTCGAGACGGGCAGGGGAGAGGGTTGGGCCGACGGCTACGCCGCCGGCATCGAGGCCGCTGCGGACGGCCCGGCGCTATGAGCCGCGACGCGGGGCGCGGCGCGGGAATGCGCCGCAAGACCCCCGAGGAGCTGCTCGACTACGGCCTCGATTGGATTGCCTCCCACCGCGGCACCTACAACCGCGTCATGCACCTGTGTCTGTGCGAGGTGGAGGCCGGCGAGGACTGGGTGGGCCGCGACTACATCTACCGCATGGCCAAGAAGAGCCGGCTCCGCATAACCAGCGACAAGGAGTTCCGCTTCTCCCACGAGTTGTGGAGCGTCATCGCGCGCTACATGGTCATGATGCGGCCCTCGCTCGCCCGGGTAATCTCGTGCAACCGCTCCCCCATAGACGATTTCGACCTGGAGCAGAAATGGCACGACCGGGTGGGCGACGGCACGGTGTTTCTGGCTCGCAGCTACGCCGAGGCCAAGAGGATGTGCCGAGAGGACGACCCCCTCGCGTCGAGGCTTTCGAGAGAGAAGAAAAGCAAGAGAAAGGAAGGCAGATGCCGAAAGACAACGAAGGGCGAGCTGTGCCGAGCGGCGCAGCAGAGCCTGTTTCAGATGGAAGCGTGAGCGCCCTCTCCGTCATCGAGATGGGCGCGACCTCCGGCGGCCTGTCCGCCGATTTCGAGGCCATGAAGGTCGCCGCCCGCGCCTACGTCAGCAAGGTCGTGGGCATGGACATCGTGACCGACGAAGACCGCAAGGCGGCCTGGAAGATCCGCGCCGACCTCAACTCCAAGGTGGAGGCCATCGAGAAAGCGCGCAAGGACGCCTTCCGCGCCTACGACGCGCCCAAGGAGGCCTTCAAGGCAAAGTGCGAGGAGGTGAAGTCGGTCATCAAGGAGCAGATCGCCATCATCGACGGTCGGCTGAAGGAACTCGATGACGAGTTCACCGCCGCCCGCAAGGCGGCGCTCCTCGCCGAGTACGAGACCCAGGCCCCCGATCTCATGGCCGCCATACCGCTCGAGCGGTTCATCGAGCGCGAATCCGCGCTCATGGGCCGTAGCTGGAGCGAGACGAAGGCCGTCTCGAAGCTCGGCCAGATGATCGCCACGGCGGTGAGCGACCGCGAGGCCATCCGCGCTGCCGCCCCGAAGTTCGCCACGGCAGCGGACAAGCACTACTGCGAGCGCCTCGACCTGTCAGCCGCCCTCGCTGAGGCGAAGCGGCTCGCCGACGAGGCCAAGGCCCGCGAGCGCCACGCCGAGCAGATGCAGCGCGAGGCCGAGGATCGCGTCGCCCGGGCCATGGCCCAGGCCAAAGCCGCCGAGGGCGGGGGCGCTCCCTGTCGCCCCAAGTCGCCCGCGTCCGAGGTTCGCGAGTGGGACTTCCGCTTCCGCGCCACGAAGGCCCAGGCGACGATGATCGCCGAGTACGCAAAGTCCATCGGCGTGGTGAGCGACGGCATCAAGGGGGTGGCGTAGCTGTGTGGGAGGAACTTACCGAGCGCCAGGCCTCCGCGCTGGCACGCCTGCGCGAGCCGTTTCCCGAGGACGCCGTGGAGCTGCGGCCCGTGTACGTCGGCGAGTACGACCGCAACGATGCCGGAGACCGCTTCGTCCCGCCCGAGGCGTACCACGTGTGCCCGAGGTGCGGCAAGCGCCACCCCCTGCCGGCGAAGCACCTGAGCTACATCGGCCACGCGCGCATCACCGAGCGCCTGAACGACGTAGACCCCTCGTGGTCGTGGCGTCCAATGGCATCGCGCCAGGACGGCGCTCCGCTCGTCATAGCCGGCGGACTGTGGATCTACCTCACCGTCTGCGGCATCGAGCGCATCGGCTACGGGGACGCAGACGGCAAGTTGGGGGCCGATGTGACCAAGGAGGTCATCGGCGACGCGATCCGCAACGCGGCCATGCGCTTCGGGTGCGGCCTTGAGATGTGGATGCGCGACGACGAGGAGGTGACCCTGCCGCCGGTGGCCGAGGACAGGCGCGTCCCGTTCTCTCCGCACCTCGGCGCGAAGGCCGCCAAGGCCCAGCGCAAGCTCGCCGACACCATCGCCGCCATCCACGACCTCGGGGCCTACGACGGCAACGACATCGCCAGCGCGATCTTCGCCGAGTTCGGCCAGCACTACTACCGAATGAACGAGCCTACGGTGGAGGCAGCGCTTGAGTTCATCGACGAGGTGTTCCCGCTCCCCGAGCCGCAGTGCGAGGGACAGCTCTCCCTCCCCGTCGATGACGTCGAGGTTATACCCCTTTGAGCGGGTCGCTCATGTCCCGCCTGTCGGCTCACAACATGGGCGGCGAAGACCACCTCCCGGGGTGGTGCGCCGTGTGCGGCCGCCCTCATCCCGAGCGGCACCACGTCGTGGCCCGCTCCCTGGGCGGCACGGCCGGCCCCATGGTGCACCTGTGCGGGCGCGGCAACGCCCTCTACGACGCCGACGGGCGCATCCTCCACCACGGGGCGGCTGAGATGCACAGGCTGCACCTGTGGTGGGTTGACGGAAGGGATGCCGACATCGCGCCTTCCGTGCGCGGGTGGCAGAGCGCCTTCTGGGCCTACCTGCTGACCGATTTTCAGACAAACCCGTGGGACGCCCTCCGCTTGCCGGGGTGGCGTCCCTTCCCATAGTAAAGGAGGTGGCGAATTGATCGTCACTATAGACAGGGACGAGCTTCGCCGGGCGATGGCGAGCCCCTGCAAAATCGCCAAGGGCCAGAGGGACAGCCACCTGGCCTGCGTGCTGCTTACCGCCAAGGGCGACGCCCTGGCGGTCGAGGCGAACGACCTCGAGGAGTCGTGCTCCACCAGCGTTGCCGCCCTCGTCGAGGAGGAGGGTCAGGTGCTCGTGAGCGCCAAGTCGCTCGACTCGATAGTCAAGTCGATGAGCGACGGGGCGGTGACCGTATCGGGCAGCGATGGCTCCGTTTCGGTGTCTTGCGGCCGCGCGTCTTTCGACGTGCCGTCGCTCGACCCCTCGGACTTCCCGCCCTTCCCGGCCCCCGAGGACGGCTGCTCGGTCACGGTCGCCGCCGACTCCCTGGCGGCCCTCGTCAAGGCGTGCTCGTGGGCGTGCGCCGACGAGGGCAAGGGCGCTGGGTCTGGTGCCGGCAGAACCGTCGAAGGCGTGCTCGTCGAATCCGGCGGCGGCTCTCTGCGGCTGACGGGCACCGACGGCCTGGCCATGGTTCGCGCGAAGTGCGACGCCCCCGGCGTCGGCGAGATGCGCGTGCCGTTCCCGCCCGGGTTCCTCGCCGCCGCTGCGGCCTCCTGCGCGGGGTCGGACATCACGCTCTCGGCATCGCGCAACCAGCTCCGGGCTTCCGGCCCCGGCGTGGTCATTACCGCGCGCGGGTACTCCGGCGAGTACCCGCCTGTGGACAGGTTCTTCGAGGGCGAGGAGAACTGCTCCGTCCGCATCGGCAGGGCCTCGGCCCTCGACGCCGCCCGCCGCGCCGCCGTCATCCCCGGCTCGAACCCCGTCACGCTCGGCTTCGACGACTCGGGCGCTACCTTCGTGCGCGCGTCAGATCGGGAGTCCATGCGCGAGACCGTGGATGCCGAGGTGTCGTCCCCGTGCGAGATCGGGCTCAACGCCAGGTGCCTCGTCGAAGTGCTCGCCTGCCTGGGCGATGGCGCGGTGAGCATCTCCATGCAGGATCCTCTCAAGCCGTTCATTCTGCGCGCGGGCAGCACCGAGGCGCTGCTGATGCCCGTGCGCCTGCGGTAGGAGGTGGGCTAATGGCTGCCATGGAAAGCGACTACGCTCTGCTCGCCGAGTACGCGCGAGGCGTCCACTACGCCTTCGTCGAGGCCGTGCGCCGCGCGAACGAGGCGGTTCGCCAGCGCGACTACTACCGGCGGCGCGCCATCGACGCCGAGTGCGCCCTGCGCGAGGCAAATGGCCGGTGCCCCGAAGACGAGCTGTGCCCGAAGATCCTGGGCGATGTGTGCCGCGCCTGCGGCGAGGATATGGACAAGGAGGCGAGGTACCTGTGATCGACTTCAGAAACGTCGGCCAGTTCCTGGCCCTCATGGCGTTCACGCTCGCCTTGATCGGCCTCGGCCTCATCTCGTCGGGGATCTCCATCGTCTTCGGCGAAGGTGCCGGTTACTTCTTCGGCGGCGCGTCGTTCATCGGGTGCGCCGGCATCGTCGCCGCCGTATGGCGGCGGCTCCTCCACGAGATGGGGGACGGCGATGGGGAATAGCTTCGCGGCCTACATACCGCAGATCGGATGGCTCGCCTTCATCGGCGGCACCTTGTACAGATTGGAGGTGGTCGAGTGATCGACCTCTACTACAACTTCCTTTCCCGCAAGGCGGTGTGCGCGCCGCGCAGCGGGTTCGACCCCGGCGACGACGTGTCGCCGGTGCTCTTCCCTCACCAGCGGGACATCGTGCGGTGGTGCCTCCGTGGCGGCCGCCGCGCCATCTTCGCCGCGTTCGGCCTCGGCAAGTCTCTCATGCAGCTCGAGATAATGCGACTCATCCTCGCCCACGAGGGCGGCGGCCGGTGCCTCATCGTCTGCCCTCTCGGCGTGCGCCAGGAATTCAAGCGCGATGCCGAGCTGCTCGGGATGTGCCCCCAGTTCGTCCGGCGCACCGAGGAGGTGGTGGGCGACGGCCTCTACCTCACCAACTACGAGTCCGTGCGCGACGGCCGGCTCGATGTGTCTCTCTTTGAAGCCGTGAGCCTCGACGAGGCGAGCGTTCTCCGCTCGTTTGGGTCGAAGACCTACCAGACGTTCCTCCAGCTCTTCGATGACGTGCCGTACCGTTTCGTTGCCACCGCCACGCCGTCGCCCAACCGCTACAAGGAGCTCATCCACTACGCCGGGTACCTCGGGGTCATGGACACCGGCCAGGCCCTCACGCGGTTCTTCCAGCGCGACTCCACCAAGGCGGGCAATCTCACGCTCTACCCGCACAAGGAGCGCGAGTTCTGGCTGTGGCTCGCCACCTGGGCCGTGTTCGTGCAGCGCCCGAGCGACCTCGGCTATTCCGACGAGGGCTACGAGCTGCCGCCCATCGAGGTCGTCTGGCACGAGGTGCCGATGCCCGACGACGCCGCCCCGGCCGAGGATCGCGACGGCCAGCTCAGCTTCATCCGCGACTCCGCTGTGTCCCTCTCTGCGGCGGCCGCCATCAAGCGGGCCACCATGGGCGCGCGCATCGAGAAGGCCGCAGAGATCGTCGCAGCCTCCCCCGACGATCATTTCGTGCTCTGGCACGATCTTGAGGACGAGCGCCGCGAGATAGGCCGGCAGATTCCCGAGGCTGTGGAGGTGTACGGCTCGCAGGATCTCGACGAGCGGGAGTGCCGCATCGTTGGCTTCTCTGACGGGGAGTTCCGCGTGCTCGCCACCAAGCCCGTGCTGTCCGGCTCCGGCTGCAACTTCCAGCGCCACTGCCACCGCGAGGTGTTCTGTGGGGTCGGCTTCAAGTTCAACGACTTCATTCAGGCTATCCACCGCGTCCAGCGCTTCCAGCAGTCCGAGCCGGTGCGCATCGACATCATCTACGCGGAGGGGGAGGGCCACGTCGTGGACGCCCTGCGCGAGAAGTGGCGCGCCCACGACGAGCTCACCGAGCGCATGGCCGCCATCATCCGCGAGTACGGTCTGGCCGAGGCCGACGCGGCGTGCGCCATGCGGCGCTCCGTGGGCTGCGAGCGCCGCGAGGAGTCGGGCGACGGGTGGCGCGTCGTCAACAACGACACGGTGGAGGAGACGGCCTCCATGGAGTCCGACTCGGTAGACCTCATCGTGACGAGCATACCCTTCTCCAACCACTACGAGTACACGCCGAGCTACAACGACTTCGGCCACACGAGCGGAAACGGCGAGTTCTTCGAGCAGATGGACTTCCTCACCCCCGAGCTGCTGCGTGTGCTGCGCCCCGGCCGCATCTACGCGTGCCACGTCAAGGACAGGATCCTGTTCGGCGGGGTCACCGGCGCGGGGCTGCCGACGGTAGACCCGTTCCACGCGCAGGTGATCGCGCACTGCATGGCCCACGGCTTCGATTACGTGGGCATGGTCACGGTGGTCACCGACGTCGTGCGCGAGAACAACCAGACCTACCGCCTTGGGTGGACGGAGCAGTGCAAGGACGGCACGAAGATGGGCGTCGGCTGCCCCGAGTACGTGCTGCTCTTCCACAAGCCCCAGACCGACCGCACGCGCGGATACGCCGACGTCCCCGTCGCGAAGGGGAAGGACGAGTACAGCCTGGGGCGCTGGCAGACCGACGCCCACGCCTTCTGGCGATCCTCGGGCGACCGCCTCCTTGAGGCCGCCGACTTCGCCGACATGGACATGAGCGGGCGCTGCCGGCTGTTCCGGGACTTCACGCTGTCCCACGTCTACGACCACGAGTGGCACGTGTCCCTGGCCGACGCCATGGCTGACTCGGGGCAGCTCCCCACCACGTTCATGGCCCTCGCCCCCGCGTCGTGGAGCCCCGACGTGTGGACGGACGTTTCGCGCATGATGACGCTCAACACCGAGCAGTCGCGGAAGCGCCGCCAGAACCACGTCTGCCCACTGCAGTTCGACATCGTGGACAGGCTCATCGAGCGCTACAGCAACCCTGGCGAGGTGGTGTTCGATCCGTTCGGCGGCCTCATGACAGTGCCGCTGCGCGCCGTCTCCATGGGCCGTCGGGGTATGGGCACGGAGCTCAACCCCGGCTACTTCGACGACGGCGTGGCCTACCTGCGCGCGCACGACGAGAAGGCCTACGCGCCCACGCTCTTCGATGTGGGGGCGGCGTGATGGCTGTCGGCGACTTCGAGGGCATGACTATTGAGGAGCTGTGCGCCTGGGCCAACGGCCTTTGCGTGTGCAGATTCGGCATCGTCGAGGAGTTCGGCGAGCCCCGCGTCAAGGTATCCAGCGAGAACGTGCACATCGCGATGTCGTTCGGCCGGTTCAGCGAATCAGTGTCGATTGTCGGCGGCTTCCGCATGGTTCAATTCGGCGCTCTCGACAACCGCGAGGGCAACTACCACGGCTGCGGATGCGGCATCGCGTATCTTGACGAGCTTGAGCGCAAGATCGCCTTATGGGCGGATCTTCTCGAACTCCGCGACGACCAGCTCAGGCTGTTCTAGGGGGTGGCGCGATGACCTGTCCGTACGACGTGCCCGACGGCCCGCTCGAGCCGTCTGACGGCCCCGAGCCCCGTATGTGGTGCGACCGCTGCCGCAACTGGTGCAAGTGCCCGTGCGGCTGCGGGTGGGGCTGGTGCCCCTACATCCTCGAATCCACCCGGCCCGACTGCTCGGAGGAGTGCGGCGGGTTCGACGGGGTGCCCCCGGATCCGCCAGACCCGCCCGATGAAGACCGATGACGAGAGAGGAGGTGGCCCTATGGCGTCGGAGCGCGACAGCGCCCCGGATCGATTCTGGAGGATGCGCCCGGAGACCATGGCCATAATCGTCGCCGCAGCCTCGGCCGAGCGCCGGGACGCGGTGTGGCCGAGGCTGCTCGCGCCCATGTGCTCCATGGTGCGCGGCGCATCCGGCCTGGGCGAGGTCGAGACCGAGTGGCTGGAGCGATGGCTGCTGTTCGAGGCGGGGCGGGGAGACCTCGGCCCGCACGACGTGCAGACCGTGCAGATGTCCATAGCCGATGCCGCCCTGGCGCTCGGCTATGGAGGCGTGCCCGTTGCTGACGTGGTGGCCGTGCGCGCCCTGCGCGCCCTCCAGGAGGTCGGGATCCTCAGGCTCGTCCATAAGGGTGTGAAGGGGCACTCGTCGCTCTACGCGGTGATGCCCCTGCCGCCTGCTGACGGCGATGAGATTCCCTAACAGTTTCCCCGTCCCCGTGAAAGGGAATTTTCGGCTTGAGCGGATACCTATTCCCTAACAGTCCCGCAGGGTGACGGTTAGGGAAACAGGCGTTTCGGGCCGCGTTATTCCCTAACAGAAAGACGGCTTCCCTGTTAGGGAATGCCCGATTTCAGGGTAGCGGATTCCCTAACAGTTGCTTAAAGGAAGCGTAGGGAATTGCGTCCCGAAATTCCCTAACAGTTGGAACGGATTCCCTAACAGTTGGGGGGTAATTCCCTAACAGTTAGCCAAGGTTTTGCGGGGAACTTTTCCGATATCCAGATTTATCCAGAACTATAGAAGATGCAGGGAGGGGATAGAGATCGGGCATGGCCTTCGCGCGGGGCCGACTCGCATGAGGGGACGCGCCCGACCGCCTTCCCGGAAAGGATCGAACATGAACGTCCACATCATCATGACCGACGACTACTCGCCCAAGCCGACCGTGGCCTTCCTCGACCGCGCGGAGGCCGAGGCTGCCGCCGCGAGCATCCACGGACTCTCGCAGGAAAGAATCTCCTCCCGTATCTGCGAGGTGCCGCTGCTGGCGTTTGCTCGGATGCCCACAGCAGCCACCGAGGGCGGCTGTGAGGGCCGATCTGATGCAGATGCGGCCACGGACTAGCAGGAAAACGAAACGGGGCCTCAGATCGCCCCAGAATCGAGGAATGACATGGAACAGAAAGACCCCAAGGACATGACCGCCAGCGAACTGCTGCGGTGGGCGGCCGAGAACGACAAGCTCCGGATGCGGTGCGACATGTGCATGAAGCTCTACATGATGGACAGTTGCGGCGGCCATGACTGCAATGATTGGCTGAACGACTTGGCCGATAAGATCGAAGCCGATCTCGCGAAGGCCCGTAGAGGCGGCTTGGAACGATGCGCGAAGTCGTGGGCTGAGGCCAACGGCTGTCCCGGCTTCCGCGAGGGAGAGGGCTTCGGCGAGTGGGTGAATCGCTGCTGGCTCCCCATCCCCCGATACAAGGACGGCGAGCCTGTGGACGAGTCCGACTTCGGCGAGGATGCCTGTCTGACCGTGTACGGAGACGGCGACTGGCTCATCAACTGCTCGGACGGTGACCAGATCGAGGGAAGCCGCTCCCAGCGCGTGGAGCGCCCCGCCCCCGAGGTGCTGGGGGCCGACGGCCTGCCCATCGTGGAGGGCGATGTGGTCTACGAGCTTGGCAGAGACGATGCCCTCACCGTATACGAGGTGAACGCCCAGTACATCCACGCGAAGAAGGAAAGCGGGGCTGCTTGGAACAATCTGACCGCCGAATACCTCACCCACACCCCGCCCGTCCTCGCCGCCGACGGCCTGCCCCTGCGCGAGGGCGAAACCGTGTGGCTGACCGACGAGGGGGCGAGGCACGCGGGAGATTCGGACACCATGGCGGAGGCCGGCCCATACGCCCTGTGCGGCATCGGCGCGAACGACCGCCTGACGGTTAAGGCGCTGCCCAGCCGCTTTCACCCGAACCGCGTCGATCTGGTGGAGGAGGGCGCCTGGTGCCCCGCCTCATGGCTCACGCACACCCCGCCCGACTCCCAGGAGCGAATCAACACCGATGTGGTGAAGACTGTCGCCGATTACTGGGGGTGTTATGGTGTTTGCTGCGAGGACTGCCCCGCGAAGATCGACGGCGAGAAACCCTACGTAAGGTACAGCGTCAACAACTGCGACTGTGCTAAGGCGATCGATCTGCTGCGCCGCCAGCGCGAGCTGGACAAGCGGATGGGAGGCGAGTAGCCATGTGCGAGTACTGCGAGGGTGAATCCCGCATCATCTGCGTTGGGCTATTTTCGGCGGTCATCAGAGAGAACAGACTCGTGATCGATTACCTCGGTGGCCGCTCTCCGCAACGGGTGGTCAGGGTCATCGGCTTCTGCCCCATGTGCGGGCGCGACCTGAGGGGAGGAGAGCGATGAGCGAACTTAAGCGCGGCGATTACGTGGAGTTCGTCGGCCCCTTCGGCGACGCCGAGTTCGGCCGCGTCGCCTCCGTGGCCGATAACGGCAGGGCGTTCGTCTGCTTCTCCACCGGCTGCACGGCCGCAGCATGCGACCCGGCGCACCTCAGAAAGGTCGAGCCGCGCGCATGGATGGAGCAGCTCGGGTTCGGCTACCATCGCTTCGACGACGAGTGCCCTGATTACTACCCCGGCTGCTGTGCGGCGTACTGCCCGGAGAAGGGAGGGGCGCGATGATCGAGGCGATGGCGCAGTCGCGCCGCAACTTCTGCCGACGCAACTGCTTCCGCGCCACCGAGCGCGGCGGCTGCACGGTGCGGGCTAGGCCCGAGCGGGTCGGCCCCCAGTTCCCGAGGCGCGGCGGCGCGTCTCGGCGACCCGTGCCACCCCCTCGCCGCCGGTATGCACGCCCCTCTGCTGTGCGTGGTTGACCACAATACAAACGCCGCCGTGGACGAGGGCGTGAGCGGCACCTTGAAGTGCGAGGGGGGGGGTCTCCGTGGATAGCGTCGCGAGCAGCGGGGCCGACGTGTGCGGCACCCTCTGCGCAAGGGATTACAAGGGCGTCGGAGACCAGGACATCGGAGAAGGAAAGGTGATCGTGCAATGGGATACGTCGTCAGAAGGCTGACGCCGGTGGAGTGCGAGCGGCTTCAGGGCTTCCCCGACGATTGGACGAAAATCGACGATGGAACCCCCGACACGCCGCGCTACAAGGCCCTGGGCAACTCCATGGCCGTGCCGGTCATGCGGTGGATAGGCGAGCGCATCCAGATGGTTGACGACCTGATGCGCGAGAGTGGGGAGAGTGTATAATAACCGTTACCTTGAAAACCGAATAGTGGGAAGGACTGGCATATGGCCGAAAACACTGCCGAGGTCGTGGACATCCTGAGAGGCTACGGGAGGGCCTGCGACGAGCTTGAGAGCCTGACCGAGGAGCACAACCGCATCATCAGCGCGCTCTACTCGATCACATCAGATCCGTCATCGTCGGGCGGCGGATCCTCGGCCGACAAGCTTGGCGGCGGCGTTGCGAGGCTCGTAGACCTCTGTAACCAGATCGACGACGAGATCAAGCGCTACATCGAGGCGCGCGACAGGGCGCGCTCGCTCGTGAGGGCGGTCATGCGCTCGAACATCCAGCTCGGCCAGTGCCTCCACTATCGGTACATCGACAGAGACAAGCCGTCGGTCGCCGCCTACCGCATGGGATACACCGACCGCAACTACCGCCGCGTTCACACAAGGGCGCTGCAACTCGCGCAGGAAATCATCGACCTGGGAGCCGAACGGTAAAGTTGTCCGCAAATGTCCGCTAAACCTGTGATATGGTGTAGCCAGTAAGAAACGCGGAAGGGAGAAAGGACTCCGACCGCGCTATAGAACATCAACCGAAGGGACGTCGAACGACGTCCCTTTTTTCATGCCCTGAAACGGAGCGCGCCATGAGAGTACCGCAAGACCGCTCCCTCGCATCGTGGATAAGGGAGCTCATCGCCGAGTCGAGGCTGTACCAGTTCTACAAGACCGACGAATGGAAAGACCTGTCTGCCTCGGTTATGGAAGCCGCGCACGGCGAATGCGAGTGGTGCCGCGAGAAGCCAGGCAAGCCCGTCCGAGCCACGTGCGTCCACCACGAGATGGAGGTGAGAGACCATCCGGAGCTCGCACTGTCCCGCTTCTATACAGATGTCGGGGGCAACACGAGGCGCAACCTGTGGGCCATATGCGATGCCTGCCACAACAGGGTGCACGGAAGGTTCCAGGGAGCGAGAAAACGAGGCGATGAGAAGCCGCTGACGGAGGAGAAGTGGTGAAAGAGGCATCTAGGCCCACCTGAAGCGAGATAGGCCCCCCCAGCCCCCCTTGGGGGGCTTCTGAAGAACCTCTGGCAACGGGGGGAGATACCCGACAAGTTAGAAAATTTTCCTTTTTTGGCCGACTTTTGAGAGGAGGTGATGCCGTGGCCGGACGACACAGACAACCCGTGGACGTCCTCGCGGCTCGCGGTAAGACCCATCTGACGCGTGCCGATTACGAGGAGCGAAAGGCCTCGGAGGTCGAAATGCCATTCGACTTGCGCGACATCGAGCCGCCCGAGTACCTTTTCCAGTGGCCCGACCGCGTGGCCGACTTCGACCGGTACGCCAAGATGCTCGCGCGACTGATGCCCGACAACTTCGGCCAGCCCGACGCCGACCTCTTGGCGCGCTACGTAGTCTCAGAATCGCTCTACGAATCGTTCACCGCCCAGCTCGTCGGCCTGTCGGATCCGTCGGACATCAAGGCGATGCAGATCGCCCAGGACCGCGCGTTCAAGCAGGCCCACACCTGCGCCTCATCCCTGGGCCTCACCGTGACATCGCGATGCAAGCTCGTCGTGCCGGTCGATGAGGACGATGGCGGCGAAGAGGAGTTCTGACCTACGGCCAAGGAAGCGGCGGCGCATCGACTGCCCCGAGATCACCGAATGGATGAGGCTGGTTGAGACCGGCGGCATCGAGGCCTGCGAGGAGCAGCACCGGCTCGTGGCCCACGTCCGCAACGTCTTCGCGACCGAGGAGCTGGTCATCGACTACGACCGCATCGAGCGCTACATGGGATACCAGAAGTACTTCCCGTTCGACCTGCTGCCGTGGGAGAAGTTCTGTTTCGTGCTGTTCATGTGCGTGTTCAGGGCAGACGGCACGCCCCGCTGGGACGAGATGTTCATCTACGTCGGGCGCGGCGCGGGCAAGAACGGCTTCGACGGCTTCGTGGCCTTTTGCGCCATCACTGGCGTCAACGGCATCAGATCCTACGACGTGGACATCTGTGCGAACTCCGAGGAGCAGGCTAAAACATCGTTCGACGATGTGTACAACATCCTCGAAGAGCCAGACAACTTCAAGAAGTTCAAGCGGTCGTTCTCGTGGAACCAGGTTGCCATAACCAGCAAGTCGACCAAGTCTCGAATCAAGTACCGCACAGACAACCCGAAGAGCAAAGACGGCCTCCGCTCCGGCATGGTCATCTTCGACGAGGTTCACGCCTACGAGAACTGGAAGAACATCAACGTGTTCACCACGGGCCTCGGCAAGAAGCCGCACCCGCGCCGGCTGTACACCACGACCGACGGCGACGTGCGCGACGGTGTGCTCGACTCGCTGAAGAGCAAGTCCGAGAAGATCCTCGCTGGCGAGAAGCACGACAACGGATTCCTTCCCTTCATGTGCAAGCTCGACCGCCCCGAGGAGGTCAACGACCCGGGGAAGTGGGAGAAGGCGAACCCGTCTCTGCCCTACCTTCCGATCTTGCGAACCGAGATCGAGAAGGAATACGCCGACTACGTTGAGAACCCCGCCGTCAACTTCGACTTCATCGTCAAGCGCATGAACTGCCCGACCCAGGCCCAGGAGAGCGCCGTCGCCAAATGGGACGACATCCTGGCCACGCGCCGGGAGGTGCCCGAGCTGTACGGCTGGCCCTGCGTCTGCGGCATCGACTTCGCCAAGACAAACGACTTCGTCGCCGCCGTGCTGCTGTTCCGCGACGGCGGCGACTACTACGCCGTCTGCCATACGTGGGTGTGCCGGCAATCGGCAGACCTCGGCCGAATCAAGGCACCTCTCGACGAGTGGGAGGCGGCGGGGCTGCTTGAGTTCGTCGATGACGTCGAGGTGTCGCCGTGGCTCGTCACCGACTGGCTGATCTCCCAGATGCGCCTCTATGACGTGCTCAAGGTTGCCATCGACAACTACCGCTACTCGCTCCTCAAGCGCGAGCTTGAGGGCATCGGGTTCTCAGCCGACGACAAGACCGTGAAGCTGGTTCGGCCGAGCGACATCATGCTCGTGCAGGTGAAGATCAACTCGCTGCTGGTCAACCAGTCCATCGCCTGGGGAGAGAACCCGCTCATGCGCTGGTACACGAACAACACCAAGCTGGTGCCTGCGGCCCACGGCAATTTCACCTACGGGAAGATCGAGGAGAAGTCCCGGAAAACGGACGGGTTCATGGCCTTCGTGGCGGCCATGACCCAGGAAGGAGAGCTGCCCGAATGCAACGAGATCGAGTACATCGAGCCTTTGGTCGTGTAGGAGGTGATGCCTAGTGAACGTCGTCGATTTCCTCGATCTGCGCGTCTCGACCGACGAGATCAAGCCGGCTGCGGGGGCGAGCATCGGGGACGATGCCGCCATGCTCTATTTCAAGGCGGCCGCCACCGACACGGCCATCGGGTACGTGGCTGACTCCATCGCGAGCTGCGAGATGCGGGTCATGGAGGACGGCGAGCCGAAGCGCGGTCAGCTCTACCGGATGCTGAACGTGCGTCCCAACCCGATCATGAGCGCCTACCAGCTCAAAGTCCGAATGATGTACAGGCTCATGGCCAAAGGGGATGCGCTCGTCGTGCCCGTCGGGTCGGGGCTGTACCTCGCTGACAGCTTCACGGTCAACCAGACCGACTACGGAATCGTCTCGTTTGAGAGCGTGACCGTCAACGGGTTCGGAATCCGGCGAAGCTACAGCGCTGGCGATGCCATCTACCTCACCTTCGGCAACCAGCGCGTCAGCGGTCTCATCGACGGGATGTACGACCAGTACGCGAAGATGATGGGCGCTGCCGTGTCCGGGTACCAGGCCGCTGCGGGAACCAAGTGGAAGCTGACCACCCAGCAGGGCGGCACGGGAGACCGTGGGTTTAACAGGCTCGCCGACGAGCAGCGCAACGACCCCCGCGAGATGCTGCAGAAGTTCATTCGCGGTGCCAACGCCGTCTACTTCGAGACGCGCGGCCAAGAGCTGAAGGAGATCGACGTGAAGGGCTGCCCCTCCGACGACCTCATCAAGATCCGCAAGGACGCCTTCGAGCTCGTGGCAAGCATCTACAAAATCCCGCAGTCGATGCTGTTCGGAAACATGACGAACCTCGACGAGATCACGCGCGTTTTCCTCACCTTCACCGTGAAGCCCCTCGCCAAGCAGATATCCGAGGAACTCACCGCCAAGCTGTTCGACCCCATCGAATGGCTGCGCCGGTGCGAGATCGTGGTGGACACCTCGCGAATCAAGTACATCGACATATTCGACAGCGCGGCCTCCGTGCAGCAACTGCTCGGGGCCGGCTACTCCATGGACGAGCTGCGCGACTACCTCAACCAGCCGACCATCGGGACGGAAGACTCCCAGCAGCACCTCATCACCCGCAACTTCGGTCCTATCGACGAGGTGCTGCGCCAGGTTACCCAGGAAGGAGGTGAGAAATGAAACGGTACTTCTCTCTGAAGAAGGAGGGCCGCTCGGCCCAGCTCGACATCTACGGCGACATCACATCGTGGCCGTGTGACGAGTCGGACATGAGCGCCGCCATCCTGTCCAGGCAGCTTGAGGAGATCGGAGATGTGGACGAGATCTCCGTGCACATCAACAGCTACGGCGGCGAGGTCAAGGAGGGCCTGGCAATCTACAACGCGCTGCGCGCGCTCAAGGCCCGCGTCAAGACCGTCTGCGACGGCATGGCGTGCTCCATCGCCTCGGTGATCTTCATGGCCGGCGACGAGCGTGTGATGCACGAGGCGTCGCTGCTCATGATCCACAACGCGTGGGCATCCGGCTCCGGCAACGCTGCCGAACTGCGCAAGCAGGCAGACGATCTGGACGTCATCACCGACGCATCGAAGGCCGCCTACCTCTCCCGCACGTCCATCGACGCTGAAGAGCTCACGGCCCTCATGGATGCCGAGACGTGGATTACCCCCGAGGCCGCCGTCGATATGGGGTTCGCCACCTCCGTTGAGACGTGGGGGGCCGATGCCGGCCCCTCGCAGTGCGCGCGCCGCGCCCTCGTGGCGCTCGCGTCCTCCCAATCGTCGAGCGCCGACGACGAAGACCCCGACGATGCCGACGAGGCCGACCCCGACGACGGGGAAGGCGGCGAAGAGCCGGACGAGCCGGATGAGCCGGACAAAGACGAGGAAGACGGGGAGGAACCCGACGAAGCGCTCCAGCGACTGGGGCGCTTTTTTAACGCCATCAACCGATAGAAGGGAAACCATATGACTATCAAGTTCGCAAACATGGAGGCCTGCGAGCGGCTCTCCGACGCCATGCTCGCCAACGAGGCCGACCCCGAGGCCCTCGCCCTCGCCTGGGCGTCCTACGGCGAGTCCATCGCCAACGAGCTGCGCGGCGAGTTCGCGCAGTACGGCCGCGACATCGACGCCAAGGCCATGGAGTCGCGCGGCTACCGCGTTCTGACCGCCAACGAGACGGCATGGTATGAGAAGGTCATCCAGGCCGTGAAGACCGCCAAGACCAAGCAGGCGTTCATCGAGATCATCGGCACGGGCGACCAGGACAGCCTCATGCCGCCCACCATCATCCAGGACGTCTTCTCCGACATCCAGAAGGACTCCCCGCTGCTCGCTGCCGTGAGCGCCCAGTACGTCGGCTACGCTCAGAACTTCATCGTCAATGACGCCGCCATCCAGATGGGCGCTTGGGGCGAGATCACCGCCGAGATCGTCAAGGAGATCAAGGGTGCCATCAAGGTCATCTCGATGAGCCAGAGCCGCTACACCGCGTTCTGCATCATCCCGCTCGACATCCTCGACATGGGGCCGCAGTTCGTCGATGCCTTCATCCGCTCTCTCATGGCCGAGTCCATGCGCTACGGTCTCGAAGCCGCCGTGGTGAACGGCTCCGGCGTCAACATGCCCGTCGGCATGATGCGCAACCCCGACGGCGCGTTCGAGCAGGAGACGGGGTACCCCGAGAAGGATGCCGTCAAGCTGACCTCCTTCGCCCCTGACGAGTACGGCGTCCTGCTCTCCAAGCTGGCGAAGACGCGCACGGGCCGCGAGCGCGCCTTCGACGAGGTGTGCCTCATCACCAACATGACCGACTACCTCACCAAGGTGATGCCGGCCACCACAGTCCAGGCGACGGTGGGCGGATACGTGTCCAACGTGTTCCCCTTCGCGACCAAGATCATCCGTTCCTCGGCGGTTCCCGAGGGCAAGGCGATCATCGGCCTGCTCGACAAGTACCGCCTCGGCATCGGCGGGTCTCGCAACGGCATCGAGTTCGACGACTCGTTCAAGTTCCTCGAAGACTGCCGCACCTTCAAGGCGATCCAGCACGCTGGCGGCCGTGCCTACGACAACACCTGCTTCGTCGTCGTGGACATCACCGACCTCGACCCGGCCTACATCACCGTCCGCAACGTGGACGCCGTTCCGTCGGTGTAGCCCCATGGCCGCCGACGATATCCCGGCGGTGGAATGCGCGCTTTTCCAGCAGGTGATGCGCAAGCTCAAGATCACGTGGGATGACGACGAGACCGCACACCGCGTGCGCGACGAACTCATCCCCAACGCCGAGGAGGATCTGCGGTTCCGCCTCGGCATCCCCGAGGCGGCAGAGTTCACGTTCACGACGCCCGGTGCCGAGAACATCCTGCTGGAGAACCACTGCTGGTACGCCAACTACGACGCGCTCGAAGAGTTCTACGAGGCCTACTTCGACCTCATCGAGGAGTGCCGCCGGAAGTGGGAGGTGATTCAGTATGCCCTTGAAAAGAAAGCGCAAGGCCCAGACGCTCGCTGACGGCGTTGCCGACTTCTACCGCGAGTTGGAGGGCCGCAAGACGCCCTTCGGGGCCGTCGTCGCCCCCAGGGGCGTCGATGACATGGACTTCATCGCCCGGCTCCACTTCTCGCTCGAATCCAAGCGAGAGCGCGACTTCGACTTCGCCGACCAGCGGGGCTTCACCCTCGCCCAGAAGATCAAGTGCCACCTCGTCCCCTGCATCGACAGCTCGTGCCGCGCGGTCATCGACGGCGCGCTGTACAGCGTCGCCTACATCGACGAAGACCGCCCGTTCATGTACCTCTACCTGGACGGCGGCGCGCCGCTTGGGGAGGTGGGGTGCGATGGAGCCGATTCTTGAGGCGATCTCCGAGGCGCTCGCGCGCGCCGGAGAGAAGCAGGTGTTCTACGGCATCGCGTTCGACGCCGGCATGAAGCGCGCCGCGCCGTGGAACTACACGGTCTACTCCCGCGCCAGAATCGACCAGAGCGCGAACAAGACTGGCGTGACGCGGCTCTACACCGTCGCCGTGACCCGAGAGGACTACCTGCCAGAAGAGGTGCTCAATCGCGTGACGGAAGAGCTTGAAGCCATTCCCGGCACCCGCATCTCGGGCGGCATCGAGTACGACTACGCGCTGAACCCGGGGACGGGCCACCCTGTGGAGCAGGCCATCATCACTATCGCGAAGGCTGAGAAGCGATGAGCGGGCTCATGCTAGACGCCGATGCCGTCAAAGCTCTTGAGGTGCGGGTGCGCAGCTTCGGCGACGGCGCGGAGGACGTCGTCAACGGCGTGCTTCACGGGGAGGCCGGCCCGATGATCTACGGTCGTATCAACCCGCTCATCCACCCATCAGGGCGTCGCTTCAAGGGTCATCCCGCATCGGCGAGATCCTCGAAGTGGCCCGTCTACCGCACGGGCGAGAACCTGGCCGTGACCGTCGCGACTTCGGCCAGGTTCCGATACCTGTACTTCCCCAACGACGGGGGCAATACGAAAAACCACGCGGGAAACCAGCACTTCATGTTCCGGGGCGCGCAAGCAGCCGCCCCGTCGGTCATGGAACGCTGCATCACCGCACTTACACGAGAATGGGAGCAGTAAAAATGGCAAAGGCAATTACCGAGACCGTGTTCTCGGAGTACGAGGTCTACCGTCTCCATATGATCTTCCCTGCGCTTGAGGAGGCCGAGCAGACCGAGGTCGGCACCATCAAGTGCCTGGGCAGCATGGAGGAGGCCCTGGACGTCCGAAAGGTCGTCAAGAAGTGCCGTGGGGTCGATGCGAAGGTCTCCACCATCGGCGCGGGCACCGGCACCTGCAAGCTGACCCTCCATATGCCGTGGGCACTCTATGTGAAGGCCCTGGCCATGGACGCAGACGACAGCCTCATCGAGGGAGTCATCGCCTATGGCCGCAAGTCCCACCACCCTGAGTTCGTCATGACGGCCTACGTCAAGGACGAGGACGGCAATGAGAAGTACAAGGCGTGGCCCCGCTGCGTCGTGACCAACGGCCCCGCGCGCAAGGTGGAGAACGGCGCGGAGGAGGTCGCCGAGATCGAGCTCGAGCTGTCCCTGATGCCCGATGACTACGACAACTGCGTATACGAGGCGCTTGCGTCTGGCCTGTCCGACGAGACGGTGAAGACGTCGTGGCTCAAGGAGTTCACCGTCGACATGGTTCACGTGAAGGAGGCCTAGTATGACCACCGCGAAAAAGACAACCGCGCCGCGAAAGAGCGCGAAGGCAGAGCCGTCCACTGTCCCCGGCCCCGCAGAGCAGGCCTCGGGGGAGAAGGCCGACCAGGCCGACATCTCCGACCCTGCAGAGCGAGCCTCGGTCGACGCTACCGTGCTCCGCGAGTTCAACGATCTCGCCGCCGGGGTTCGCCGCAAGGTCGGCGACGTGTTCCAGTGCTCGCCCCAGCGCGCGGCGCAGATCATCGCCGCGCACAAGGCCCCGCTCATCGCCATCGGGGGTGCGGCCGATGAGTAAGAACATGAAGGCGGCCGCGATCAACTCTCATAGGAAGTTCGAGCTCTCCGACGGCACGACCGTGGCCCTCACCCTCAACAACGCGCTGCTCTACCAGATCCGCACCGAGCGCCGTGACTGCTACGACAAGTTCAACGACTTCATCTTCCGGGGCGGCAAGGACTACTTCCAAATGGTCGATGTCCTCTATGTCGCGTACCTGTGCGGGTACCTCGACGAGAACGGCGGCCTCGACGGGGCCATGAGCGACGTCGATTTTATGCTCGCTCTCCCGGCCGACCCCAACACCATCGCCTTGGAGACGCAGTGGCTCACCGCCCCAAAAAAGATGAGGGATTCCGAGGCCCCTTCAGAAAGCGGACAGAGCAGCTAACGAGGCGCATCGAGCCTCCAAAAATCAAGACACCGAAGCACGAGATCAACGACATGGAGGACCTGTACACGTCGCTCGTGCTCATCTGCGGCGTGTCGGAAGACCTCTTCTGGCACGCCGACCTGTCGTTCCTGCTCTCCGTCGCCGAGAACAAGGCCGCCTACGGGCGGTGGCTCGACTGCGAGAGGCAGTACCTGATGGAAAGAGAGAGGAGGTGACCTATGGCCAAGAAGGACGAGGCGAAGATCAAGTTCAGTGCCGACACCAAGGAGTTCAGCGCGGCGATCAAGCAGGCCGGAGACACGATGACGCAGCTCCGGGGCGAGCTGAAGCTGAACGAGGCGCAGATGGCGAATACCGGCCAGAGCGTCGAGGCCCTGACGAAGAAGCACGACCTGCTCGTGCAGCATGACGCCGCGCTCGCCCAGAAGATCGAGGCGCTGAACGGCAAGCTCGAGAAGGCCCGCGAGATCTGGGGCGAGAACTCCCAGGAAGCGCAGCGCTACGCCAACCAGATCACCAACGCCCGCACTGCCCAGGAACGCGTTCGCGGCCAGATCGAGGCCGTGAGCGCCGCCCTTGACGATCAGCGCGAGGCCGAGCAGCGGGCCGAGAGCGCTTTGAGCAAGCTGAACGCGACCATCGACGAGCAGCAGGCCGAGGTGTCCCGTCTCGCCGACGAGTACAAGAGCGCGGTCATCCAGTACGGGCGCACGTCCGACGAGGCCGACGAGCTCGAATCCGCCCTTCGCAAGGCCAACGCCGCGCTCAACAACAGCAAAGGCGAGCTCGCCGAGGTCGAGCGCATCTGCGATGGCGTCGCGGACTCTCTCAACGATATGAGCGATTCCGCGCTCGACGGGAAGAACTCCATCGAGGAGCTAGCCGCCGGCACCATGCTCGCCGACTTCGGCGAGGCCGCCATCGACGCCGCGACCGATGCCGTGAAGAGGCTCGTGGTTGAATCCGACACAGCCGCGAGCAGGATCAAGGCGGCTTTCGGTGGCGGCGCGGCCGAGCAGTTCGGCGAACTCGAGGACGCGCTCAACCGCATATACGCCAGCAACTACGGCGACAGCCTTGAAGACATCGCGGATGCTGGCCGCGAGGTGGTTGCCGTGCTCGGCAACGACATCAGCACCGAGTCGTTCGAGGAGCTGACCACGCAGGCGATCATCCTGCGCGATGCCTTCGATATCGACGTCAATGAGTCCATCAAGGCCGCGAACCAACTCATGACCCAGTTCGGTTACGACGGCAAGGCGGCCTACGATATGCTCGCCGCCGGCTGCCAGGATGGCCTGAACGCCAACGGTGAGTGGTTGGATGCCGTGTCCGAGTACTCGGTCTACTACGAGCAGCTCGGGCTTTCCGCAGAGGATATGTTCAATACCATGGCCGCCGGGTCTAAGACGTTCCTCAACGGCACCGACAAGGCCGGCGACGCCATCAAGGAGTTCTCCATCCGCGCCATCGACATGAGCGAGTCCTCCAAGGAGGGCTTCGAGCTGATGGGCTTGTCCGCCGACGAGTACGCGGCAAAGATTGCTCAGGGAGGCGACGTGGCGCGCGATGCCACCATCGAGACGGTCAACGCGCTGCTGGCCATGAAAGACCCGATTGCGCAGAACACGGCCGGGGTCGATCTGTTCGGCACAATGTGGGAGGACATGGGCCATGACGGCATGGAGGCCATGCTCGGCCTTATGGGCGCGGCCGCCGACACCGCCGGCACCATGGACGAGATCGACCAGATCCGCTACGACAACGTGGCCGACCAGGCCGAGGGTCTCAAGCGCCGGTTCGAGGACGAGATGCTCATGCCCATCGTCGAGAAGGTGCAGCCCGCCCTCATGGACTTCTTCTCGTTCGTCAGCGACAACTTCGAGTGGATCGCACCCGTCGTGACTGGCGTGGCCGTCGCCTTTGGCATCCTCGGAACCGCCATGGCCATCTCGGGCATCATCCAGGCGGTGACGGTGGCGATGGCTGCCCTCAACATCGCCATGAGCATGAACCCAGTGGTTCTCATCGTCGCTGCCATCGCCGGCCTCGTGGCGGCGTTCGTTCTGCTGTGGAACAACTGCGAGGAGTTCCGCAATTTCTGGCTCGGTCTATGGGACGGCATCTGCCAGGCCGCATCTGCCGCCGCAGAGTGGGTCATGGCAAATGTAGTCACCCCGATCGGCGGTTTCTTCGCGTGGCTCGGCGAGACCGTCTCCGGCATCTGGGAGTCCATCTCGACTGCCGCCCAGCGGGGGTGGGACATCGTTTGCAACGTCTTTCAAGTCGGCATCATGTTCATCCAGGAGCTGCTCGGCCTCGCCGTCGAAACGTTCCTTCTTCCGTGGAGTTTCATCTGGGAGAACTTCGGCGGTGTCATCACGCAGGCGTGGGACATCATCACGTCGGTCGTCGGCGCGGGCATCGACGCCTGCTTCTCGTGGATTGACGAGAGGCTGCGCCTCATCCAGGCCGTGTGGGATCTCTGCTGGGGTGCGGTCAGCGCCAAGGCCTCCGAGCTGTGGTCGGCCATCACGTCGGTCGTCGGCGCGGGCATCGACGCCTGCTTCTCGTGGATCGATGAGAAGGTGCGCATGATCCGGTCGGTGTGGGACATCTGCTGGGGTGCGGTCAGCGCCAAGGCCTCCGAGGCGTGGAGCGGCATCCAGGCCATCGCCGCGGCCGGCGCGGGCTTCCTCGACGATCAGTTCAGAAAGATCAAAGGTGCGGCCGATGTCGTGTGGGGCGCGATCAAGGGCGCCATCGTCGAACCCGTCCAGGGCGCGTTCGACAAGGTTCGCGGCCTCATCGACAAGATCAAGTCCGTATTCAACTTCAAGTGGAGCCTGCCGCACCTCAAGCTGCCGCACCTGAATATCACCGGCGGCTTCTCGATCAACCCGCCGTCGGTCCCCAACTTCGAGATCAAGTGGTACGCCAAGGGCGCGGTGTTCAACCGCCCGACGGTGCTCTCCGGCGTCGATGGGAAGTTCCGTGGGGTCGGCGAGGCCGGCCCTGAGGCCATCGCCCCCATCCGCGTGCTGCAGAACTACGTGGCCGATGCCGTCGCGGCATCCAAGTACGGCGAGGCCGACCGCATCTGCGCGGCCATCGACCGGCTGGCCGGCCGCCCGACCGTGCTCAACATCGACGGCGACAAGTTCGCCGAGGCTACCGCCGGACCGAACGACAGGGTGCAGGGCGGCCGCCAGGAACTCAGCGAGAGGGGGCTGGCTCTGTGACGTGCGACGGATTCTCCGTGAGGGGCCGGCACCTGTGCGAGGACTTCGGCCTGTGCATCGCCGACCGCTCGCTCACGGTGCCGGCCCAGAAGCGGGCCACCGTGTCCATCCCCTTCGCCCACGGCGAGATCGACTTCTCCGCGCTCAATGGCGAGGTCTACTACGAGAGCCGCGAGCTTGCCTACTCAATCGACCTGATCGCCGACACGCCGGAGGAGCTGGAGGCCCGGGTGTCGGAGGTGGCGGCGTGGCTTTCCCCGGTATGTAACGACGACATCGCCGAGGATGCCCTCCCCGGTTACCACTGGAGGGTATCGGCCTTGGCAGTTGGCGTATCGCGCGACGAATCGGGGACGACCGCCACGGTCGAGGCGAAGTTCTCTGCCTACCCGTTCGCCCTGGCCGACGAGGAGAGCGAGGCTCGCATCAGCGTCGGCGCGAACCCGATAGTCAACCGGGGGTCGATGCGCGCCCGGCTTTTCATCGTTCCCGACGGCACGGTCACCCTTACCGTCGGGAACCTCAAACAGACGTTCAACGGGCCGACCGCGACGAACCTCTACGTCGCCCCTGGTGACAACGAGGTGCGGGTGTCGGGCGGGTCGGCCCTCATCCGATGGAGGGAGGGAATCCTGTAAGTGGATCTGATTACCATCTACAACCGGGGCGCGCCCCTGATAATCTCCGACCAGTTCGAGAAGGTTGCCGCAGTGAAGATCACCCGCGAGAGGAACTGCTTCGATTCCCTTTCGTTCACGATCTACCCCGACAACCCCGGCTACGACGAGCTGGCCCCGTTCTCGACCACCATCGAGGTAGTCAACGCCGAGACGGGGGCCGTGGAGTTCGAGGGGCGCGTCATATCGCCCGTGCCATCGGTGGATGCAGACGGCACGGTGGGCAAGGCTGTGGTCTGCGAGAGCGTCATGGGGTACCTGTGCGATTCCCGGCAGCCCTACACCGCCGAGCGCCTGTGGAAGGGCGACACCGGGCGCACGGGGCTCCAGGAGTTCGTCGATTACCTGCTTGCCAACCACAACGCCCACGTGAGCGCCGAGAAGCGCGTCTATCGCGGGCTCGTGGACATGGTGACATGGAAAACCACCGAGAACGTCACAAAGGGCACCAACTTCGAGACAACGTGGAACTGTCTCAAGACCAAGATCATCGACGTGTTCGGCGGCGAGATGCGCGTGCGGCGCGGCGAGGACGGACGGCTGTACCTGGACTACCGGCAGAAGCTGGGGCAGGTGCGGCAGACACCCATCCGAATCGGGCTCAACATGGGTTCTGGCAGCCGCAAGGTGAACCTCGACGGCCTCGTGACCCGCCTCTACCCTCGCGGCGCGAAGCTCAAGGCCACCGAGACAGACGAGCACGGCAACGAGCGCGAGGTGGAGACCGAGGAGCGGCTGTCCATCGCCGCCGCCAACGCCGGCGTGCCCTACATCGACGATGCTGACGGCATCCGCGAGTATGGGATCATCGAGGGCGTGGCCGACTGGGACGATGTGACCGAGCCGCTGAATCTCAAGACCAAGGCCGAGAACTGGCTCGACGAGAACAAGCGGCTGCCGGTGTCCACTACGCTCACGGCCTACGATCTATCGCTAATCGGGGAGGACTTCGAGTCATTCTCCCTGCTCGACTGGTACCACTGCTACAACCCCTACCTCGGCCTCGACGAGAACCTAGAGGTGGTCAAGCAGGTCCTAGATCTCACCGAGCGACACAAGTCCACGCTTACGTTCGGCGAGACGACGACGCTCCAGACCGTCAAGATCTCCACGCTCGCGGGGCTCGCCGGCGAGGTGGAGGTGGTCAAGTCGCAGAGCAAGACGACCATCGTCAACCTCAAGAACTCGATCACCTATACCATGGCCGCCATCGAGGTGGCCGAGGACCGCATCGTGTCCACGGTCGGCGAGCAGATCGTGGAGACATCCGAGCGCATCGACGGAGAGATCGAGGTTGTGCGCTCGGCGGTGTCCACCCTCGAGCAGACCGCCGAGGAGATCAGGGCCAGCGTGAGCCTGCTCGACGAGGAGCAGCAGGTCATGCAGGCAGAGCTGGACATCATGCCCGGCCAGATCGTGTCTACCGTGACGACCGCCTACGAGGCCTACGTGGACGGTGAGATCAAAACGGTCAGCACCGCCATCAGCGAGGTGCGCCAGACCGCCGCCGGCATCGAATCGACCGTCAAGAGCATCCAGGCCAACTACGCCAACTGCACGACTGCCGGCAGCACCGTCGCCAAGATCGTGAGCGCACCCGACTTCACGCTGTACAAGGGCGCGACGATCTCGGTCAAGTTCTCATACGCCAACACGGCCGACAGCCCTACACTCAACGTCAACGGGACGGGCGCGAAGCCCATCTACGTCGGCAACACGCGCATGACGAAGGATCTGAGCTGGAAGGCCCAGGATGTCGTCTCGTTCGTCTACGACGGCACCTCCTGGCGGCTGGCCGACTGCGGCTCGCGCTCGTCGATCAAACAGCTATCCGACAGCATCACGCTGAAGGTGAGCAAGGGAGACGTGTCGTCCCAGATCTCGGTTGAATCCGGTGCCATCGCCATCGAATCGAACCGGTTCTCGTGGAGTTCCACCTATTCGAGCATGACCAGGGCAGGCGTGCTCACCGCGCAGTCGGCCAAGCTGTCGGGCACATTCGAGTGCGGATCCGCATCTAACCTGCTCAAGGTGCAGGGCGGCTCGGTGCTCGGCTACGAGAACGGGGCGAACCTCGGCAAGATCGACTTCTCGGCCCACATGAACGATCTCTCGGCCGGAAAGGTCGTGGCTGGCCTCCAGATCACCGGCAACCAGTGCATTCGGGTCACGACCCCGCTGCTTTCGGTTGCCGCGTCATCGAGCGAATCGACGATTAGCACCCATTGCATCACCGGCGATAGGAAGGTGGTCATCAGCATACGCGAGAGCGGCGACTACATCGAATGGACCACTGGAACGGTGCGCTTCGTGAACGGGCTGTGCACGTCATTCACGCAGCCAAGCTAGACAGAAAGGACACACTATGGAAGACGTCTTCTACGTTGCGATGCTCGATGGCGTCGCAGACATCATCGATTCCCCGTCGAAGATCGAGGCATACGAGGGACGGTTCCCTATCGCCCGATCTGGAATCAACGGATACGACCTCGTGTGCACGCCCGAGGACGGATGGCTGATCGAGCGGCCCTCCGACGACGAGCTGTGCGGCATCGAGCGGTTCAGGATGCCCGTCGCCGCCCCCGACGCTGTCGCCCGCATTATGGCTCTGTCGATTGATGATCCCGATGCCGCACGTGCCGAGATCGAATCCATTGGGGTTGAGTAACATGGCGCATCCTATCGAATTGGAGGCTGTCGCCTTCGACATCTACGAGTTCGCCGTAGGAAAGTTCGCCGAGCGCGGCATCGACGCATCCATGACGCACCTCGTCATGAGTTCCGTGATGGCCCGCATCGACGGCTTCGCAATCGCCGGCTTCGCCGCGCAGGCCCGTGCCAGCGAGGAGGCCGCCCTCGATGCTGCGAGGCACCTTGTCGAGGCTGAGAAGGGCGGTGGTGCCGAATGAGGCACACTGTGAGGATCGTGGCCCGCGAGATCCGCGTGCCACACAACGAGCGCATCGTTTCAAAAAACGTCGGAGCGGACGCCATCGATCTCACGTTTGACGACGAGTGGCGCGAGTGCACCTCGAAGGTGGCCGTATTCAAGAACGGCGCGGACGAGTTCCGCGCCGCAGTGTCGGGCGATTTGGTGCAGATCCCGTGGGAGGTGCTCGACCGCCCTGGCGAGCTGCACCTGTCGCTCGTCGGGTACGTCGGCGAGAAGAAGCGCATCGTCACCGAGAAGATGACGCGCCCCTTCAAGGTTCTCGCCGCCGGCTCCCTTGCCGGCGATTCGCCGTCAGACCCCACGCCCGATGCCGTCCAGGTCCTTCTGAACCGCGTGGGCGATGCCGCCGAGACTGCGGAGGCCGCCGCCTCTCGCGCCGAGGCGACCGACAGGGCCGTGTCGGCGGCTGAATCGGCCCGCACTGCCGCAGAGGCCGCCCGTGCGTCGTCGGAGGAATCTCGGGCATCGGCTGAGACCTCCCGCGCTGGCGCTGAATCGGCCCGCGTCGCAGCCGAGACCTCACGCCGCGATGCGGAGGCCGCCCGCTCGGCAGCCGAAGCCCAGCGCACATCGGCCGAATCCGGCCGCCGCGAGGCTGAGGCTTCCCGCGTCGTCGCCGAGGCCGCCCGCGTGGCAGAGTTCGACCAGATGCGCCAGAACTTCCAGGGCATGCAGTGCGTGCTGCTGCCCGAGGGGGAATACGACCCCGAAACGGCCGAGCCGACCATCGAGGGCGACACGTCGGTCATCTACTATGTCCCGAACCCCCGCCACACCGTCGGGGACCTCTACCTCGAATGGCGCTATCTCGCCGTTTCCGACGGCTCCTGCATCTGGGAGCTTATCGGCGGCCGCGACAAGCTACCGGACGCCATCACGGTCGCGGACATCGACGCCATCGTCGGCGGGGGCACCGCCCCGAAGGCCGAGCGCTACCTGTCCCTGACCGGCTTGGCGTACCTGTGGGCGGTCGTCAGGGAGTGGTTCGCGGCGAAGCTGCACAAGCACGACGCCGCCGACATCGAGACGGGGCAGGTCCCCGTGGCCCGTGGCGGCACCGGAGCGTCAACTGCCCTGGCGGCCCAGCACAACATCCTGGGTGATATGGCGGCAGCCGATGCGGTTTCGGACGCGGATCTGCAATTCGTGCTCGCCCGTCCAGATGGCGGCAACGAGACCGCCGGTGCGGTGTTCCGGGCTGCCGGCTCGCTCATCTGGAATTGGCTCGACGCGAGAATCCGCTCGACGTTCCATTTCAATGCTTCGCACCAGCTTAGAACCGAAGGTCTTGCTGATGGCGCGGTGACCAACGCGAAGCTAGACCAATCCATCCGGGATTCGCTGTCCCGCGTAGCCGTTGCTCGTTGCTCTCGTGTGCTCTTTGCGGTAACGGAGACCGGCGGGTATATCCAATTTGTTGACGAGAGCAATCAGCCAATTTTCGGAATATCGGCAAGCAAC